AAATAAGAAAACATCTTTATATGGTTTGAGTATTGTTTTACTTTCCTAGTTCTTAAAACCTTACTACCTTTAACGCCTCTTATCCTATCTTGAGTGTGAGATTTGTGACAACCTGGACCATGACACCAAACAAAACTACTCATTGTTATCCCCCTCGGTCATTTGAAACCTTGCCAAGATTTTAGCATGGCTTTCGATTGCTTTCTCTACGTTTGATAGTCTATTTTCAATAAACTTGATCTTGTTGCGTTGCATGTTAACATCTTTGTTTCTGTCTATTGTTTCAAAGTGTTCTTCATTTAATTGTGTCATAATTAATACCTCACAGTCCAACTGCCTTTGGCAGTTCTGTAGCCTTGTGCGTCCATATCAAAGTAAGTTATCATTTTATTGCCGACTTTACTTATAAAGTATTTGCAACCCTCAGTCCATGTTGCATTTCTTGTGATGTGTTTACCATGTTTAACTGCAAAGTATGTGATCTTAAATGGTGTATTTGGTATCATGTTTTTTCTCCTGTATGTTATTAAGGGGAGAATATCCTATATTCTCCCCCATGTCAACTATTAATTTACTGTTGCTTGTTGCATTATCTGTCTTGCAATAGCTATTTTCTCCTCTCTAGTTTGCTCTACCTTATCAGTTAATAAGTCAGCTAGATTTTCTGGACTATAAACAGACAAAGCCATACTGCTACTTTCATTCAGTATGCCCTCATTAAGTGCTACACCTAATTTGTCAGCAAGTGCTTTTGCTTGGTCAAAGTATCTGTAAGATTTTAAACCTAGTTTAAGTTTTTCCATTTTACCATTAACATGACTATATAATTGTTCGTGTGCCATGATAACCTGTTCTCTCAAACTGTTATACATTTTAAACATTTCAAAAGTTTCTTGGTCAACTGCAAACATTCTACTATGACAATAACTGCTACCAATCGTTGTAAGTTGGAAATCTTTTTCCCACTCATCTCTTAATGACATTTCAGTTTTATTATTGTTGCTACTTGTTTCATGCCCTGTAAATTTATTTACTTGGCTTTCCATAGTATAATAACTCGGACTACGTTTGTCGTAGTTGTTATTGATTGCAACATGAAAGTCTGGGTTTAAACCTTTTGCTTTAATTTCATCTCTATAATAAGCCCTTGCAAAACCTTTGCCCAAACTAAACTTGACGTGTTCCTTATCAACAATTTCTCTTTTAGTTCCGTCGCTATCTGTTTCCATTCTTGGTGGTGCAGTAAAGAAAAAACAATTATCATTGTATAACTCTCCACCACTTGAATTGTATTTAGCAATCATACTTCTAATTGTGTCAACATCTTCTTGTGGTTGGTGGTGTCTTACAACTGTTTCAGCTAAAACTTTCATTTTAGTTCTAGCAGTATTATAATCAGCTATTGATTTTTTGTGCAGTTCATACTTTGGACTATTTTGTTCAAAGTGATTTTGAAATACATCAGCAATAGCTTTTCTCTTTTCTGTATTTAATGTTAGTCTTTTTTCTGGCATTTTTACTCCTGTATGTTTGTTTAAATTAAAATTGTTTTAGCACTTGACAATTAATCTGTCAAGTATTATATAGGAGATAGATTAGTAATAGGTAATGTAATTAAGTAATTAATTACAGATAACATATCCAATATTCGTTGTCCATTAATCCCTATTACTAATCCCATCAGTGAATTTTATTTGCTACTTTAGAATGATTTTAAGTTTCATTCTAAAAAAGAAAGTAAAAAGCGCCAAGCCTCAAGCAGCAAGCAATGCTTGACAATGGTTCAGGGATCATGTAGGATGTATTTAGAAAGGATATAATATGAATGATGTAAACTTAAAAAGAATAGCAGATGCAATGGAAGAGATCCTTAGATTAGTAAAAGCTGATCAAGAAGCTTCAGCTGCAAGACAGAGACAAAACAATGAGTAGACGACCGGGGCCAGCAATGGCCCGGGTTTACCTGGGCCATTGGCGCTGGCTCAGGAACCAAGGACCAAGCTACAAGCAACAAGCTACAAGCTGCAAGCGCCAAGCTGCAAGCTTGACAAGATTAAATTATAAATATATAACATCCTATAAATTAAAGGAGAAAGATTATGTTAGTAAAAGACGCAGTAAAAATTACAGACAGCCTGACCGGCACGTCTAAGATGCCAGGGAAGAGCTACAGCCTTCCAGCGTGGGCCTGTCAAACAGGGGCCAAACTTGCAAAAATTCCTGGCACGCCGTGCTTCGGATGTTACGCAATGAAAAACAATTATATAAGATATCCAGCTATTAAAAAAGCTCAGTATAGAAGACTGGACGCTATCCTTAACCCGTTATGGGTTGATGCGATGGTTGCACAAATTAAAAGGATGAAGTGGTTTAGATGGCACGATGCCGGAGACGTACAGTCACACGAGCACATGGCAAAAATTTTAGAAGTAGCACGTCAAACACCTGACACTAAACACTGGATGCCAACACAAGAGCGTCCATACTTGCCAAACCCTGAAGCGGTCCCGGACAACATGATAATCAGACTATCGGGATCTAAGGTTGACGGACCAGCGCCCAAGGCGTGGGCCCATACTTCAACGGTTGTTACAGATGGCAAACCCAGCTGCCCATCAGGCAAGCAGGGCAACAAGTGCCTTGACTGTAGAGCATGCTGGAACAAGGACATTAAAAATATTAGTTATGGTAAACATTAAACCCGCCGCGTATGTTTGGTTCTTCCACGAACACAAATGGAAGCAAAGGTATGATCCAAGCGCCAAGCGTAAAGCCTCAAGCTCCAAGCCTCAAGCTCCTATATTTAGGAAGCGCCAAGCTTTGCAAGCATCAAGCCACAAGCTTCAAGCCCCAAGCAACAAGCTTCAAGCTCCAAGCCACAAGCTTCAAGCTCCATGATTCTTGAACCACGGTACATATGAAAACGATTCAAGGACCTTGGACCAAGGGCCTCGGCTATGATAAAAGTATTGTGCGGATGCTTGTAATGCCAAGCTATTTGGTGCGGACTAAATTTAATTTTGTTACCTTTTGTAACCTTTAATTCTATTGTAAAAAAGTGCCTATTAGTATTGTAGACCAACAAATCAGGAGTACCAAGTATGCTAATGTTTTCAAGCCTTGTAAAGGTAAATTCCCTCCACTCCTTAACAAGTTTTTTATATAATTTAGCCTCTGGACCCACTTACTTTTTTGAGGTAACACTGTCGTTCTTTTTATCCTTCAACGACGCTAACATTCCAATAATACTTGCAACTTCTCCATATGGTCTTGTCCATAAATACTGCAATAATTGTTTTCTTTGTTCTTCTGTCAGTTCAAACATATATACTCCTCTCTATAAAATTATTTTAGACTTTTTCTCTGGTATTAGTTTTAGCACAACTCTAACTCCTTCAGTTGCACCAATTAAAGTATTTTCATGTGCTTCAATTTTTTGTATTTCAGATAGTCTGTTATTACCTGTGTCAACGTAAACTCTAGCATACATAATAGCATTGCCTTTGCCTTCAACTTTACCCATGCCTTTGTTAAACTTGTCAGTAAACTGTCCAAGTATTTGCTGTAAGTCTCTAACTAACATTATAGTAATTTGATTTTTCTTTTTTTAAATCTTTTACTTCTTGTTCTAGTTTATTTATTTTAACTATTTGATTTGCAAGTTCTGTTTTGTATTGTGTATTCATAGACAACAAATCTCGTATGTTGTTACGTAATTTTTCTATAATACGTTCCAAATCATTTAGGCCTCTGTCATCTTTTGCACGTTTAAAATCTATTACTACTTCATTCTCAAAGGTTTTATCTTCGTCTTTCATATGTTGACAATATAGTCATGTTACCTTAAAATGTCAATATGGGTGTTCCAAAAAGATTAACAGCAATGCAAATGAAATTTGCTGAATATTTAGTATTTAATGAAGGCAGGACTACAGGTGTAGAGGCGGCCATTGCTGCTGGTTACAACAAAGATCGTGCAAGAATAGAAGCGTCAGAGTTACAAAACCCTACATTGTCACCTCTTGTTGTGCAATACATAGGAGCATTACGAGAAGAGAATCTTAAAAAGTATGAAGTGTCTTACGACAAACATGTTGCTGAACTAGGTAAAATTAGAGAAGCTGCTTTGAAGAAGAATGCTTTTTCTGCTGCAACCAACGCTGAAAAAAACCGAGGTATGGCTGCAGGATTATATATAGACCGAAAGATAATAAAAACAGGTAAACTAGAAGAAATGTCAGAGGAAGAATTAGAATTAAAAATGAAAAAAATACTAGAGGACTACGCACCGATTCTAAATGCAAAGGTTGTTGACGCATTACCAGAAGAAATTAATGAACACGAGTTATCTTCTTCACACAAGAAGTCGGAAAAACAGACCTCTCCGAAAAAGTAATAGAACCATCATCATCCACATCATAGCCTGCAAATATTCTAACAGTATCCCCATCTTTACTAAACAACCAACCTTCACTTACGGGTGTAGCTAATTTCATATTCTTAAACTCACGTTCAGAACCCCAACCGCCTTCCGTAATAATATCAATCCAATCTATACGCACACGTTTGTACGGAAACTTTACAAACTCTTTTACAGTTTTAGGTTTTGTGTAACTATCAATTACTCTAGATTTTTTTCTGGATTTCATATTCTGTATATGTATCTAAAAAAAATCAGTTTTACCAGAATTTTGTATCGCGCGCGCATAGGCAATCTGTAATTTGTATAAATGTGACACTATAATCTGTCACATGACACTTTTTAAAACCATAATTTGGCAGACCTTAGCTTTGTATACCAACACTTCTAGTCGAAGTGACAGATTAGACACTTTTTCTAGAGTAGTTTTTATTTTGTTTTTTATTTCTTTTGCCATACATATACACGGTGGTACATTAGAATTGTTCTAATTTACAATACTGTTTTATTAGACACTTTTTGGCCATATTTTCGCTCATATTCTGCCTCAATCTGTATCATAAGCTCCGTGATCCTTGATTCGTCCATCTTGACCACATGTTCCATGGCCCGTGATACAAGGTCCTTTTGGTATTTTACAGCCTTATTTTTTTCTTGTACTAGGTCTATTCCCCACCTCGTCTGGTCTGTCATGATCTATCCGGTAAATCTTCTACAGTTACTAAATAATTATATTCTTTTCCTCTATATTTTCTACACATTCTAAGATAGGCTTTACCTGTGTAATCAGCATCCTTTTCATAATTATTATAAGCTTCTTGAAACTCCTCATCGCTTTGATAAATATCTTTATCTTTTAAAACTTTATTTTTTCTTAGATGAAAACCAGTTCCACTATGAACAAATTGTTCTTTGTTTGATATAGATTCCTCAAGACCTTGAAACCTTAGATCATTAAATCTATTTTTAATAGATGTTAGTTTTGATATAGGTATTTTCTTTCCCATGTTATTTCTCCTTTTTTGGTGTTGCTAAATCAATGAACTGTTGCATACTTAACTTGTTATCAAACTCCTCTGCTTTCACTGGTGTTGTTTTTTCTTTCTCATCAAATTTTAGGTCATGATACATGTCTAATCTTTTTAAAAACTTATGTTTCCATTGCCTTAATGCAAGTCCTTCTGTTTTAAACTCTTGGTAATATAGGTCAGGCGTGCATACCATGATAACTCCCTGTTTGATTTTACTTCCGTAGACGTAGTCGTGGGCCATGGCGTATGCTGCAATCTGCATGTAATAATCTTCAATCCATTCTTCCCTCTTCGGACGGTTAGACTGTTTGAAATCGACAACAGTTTCCATACCATTATGATTACATATGAGATCCGTTTGACCTGCGTACAGACCCGGGTAGTGTAACGTAACTTCCGAACCGTAATACTCGTCCACTGCCGATAAACCCATCTCAATAATTTTGTCGGCCATGGGACGCGCCTCTTGTCCAATCCTTGTAAGATCAACACAGCCAGTTCCGAGAACATGATGCTCGAGGAATTTATGCATACAGGTCCCCCTGGAACTTGAATGATTCTTAATTCGTTCTGCTTCTT